ATTAATTTTTATTTTTTCTAATTTTTCTAAATATTCATACTATTTAAACTCATTAAGCTCCTCCATATTTTCTTTTTCAGGAAGTCTTCCATCTTGCAAAATCGGAATTGATAGCTGATGTACAGTCTCTGACATATTATCAGTTAGCCTTTTAATACCCTTAACAAGGCTATGAGTATTATCTGATCTTACTAATTTTGATGACTGAACACTTTGAATCAGCCTCTTTAATTTTATTAATTTCCGCTCTAAAACGTCCAAAAGTCTTCCTTAACCTAATTTTTTAAATAATTTTCCAAGACTATATAAGAAATTCATGCATGATCTCAATAACTTCTTTCTCATCATCCTGTGACAAGCCTAAAAACGGCCTTGCTGATATGGCGGCTAAACGGGGTATCATATCGCTAGTTCCACCAAATTGATGGATAGCAGCGTATTCCATATTTGTGCCAAACTCTAATGATTCGTCCCCTACGTTATAAGCGAACGTGTCGCGCAGTATGTCGTTTAGCCTAAGTATTTTATCTTTGTTCTTTTTTTTACTCTTGGCGTAGTCTGGGCTAAGTGGCTGCCACGGGTCGCCATCTGGGCTGCGTTGCTCGTCAAAGTGATCACGGTGGGTCAACATTAAATGCTCGCCCACATTGCCTAACGCTGGCGCGAGATTGTCTAAGTTTTTTACCAGTTGGGTGAGCACACCGCTTACTGCTTGTGCGCCTTGGGTGCTTATTTGTATTTTAGCACCTGCCATTACACTAACCCTTCGTTAAATGCTTCTAGGTGTGTTTGCTGGTCTAGCCCTGCAATAAGCGCGGGGAGTAGGTCGGCTATTTGGTTGGCCTCTTTGCCTTTGGCTTGTTGCTCAAGCTGTGCAAACTCGCGACACGTTTGTATGGTATACGGGGTTTGCCTTAGCAGCTGCTGCGCTTGTTCGATTAATTTCATCGTCTTTTTTCCTGTGATTTGGCGGCATCTTTTACTAGTTGGTCTATCCAGCTTACAAGCTCCGGTTGCCATTTTTTAAGTTCGTTACGGGCAAGCGCCCAGGCGGTGAATGCCTCGGCAAATTCTTCGTACTTATTGACGGCACCGTAATAGGTTACGGGCAAGGCATTTTTTAAAAAGGCAGGTGCGCCTGCATAGTAATGCACTTGGTGGCCTAGTTCGTGTAGCCATGTGGCTACCACTGCATGGGCTTCGTTTTTATCCAGTGTATTAAGTGTATCTGATATTGTGTGATCGCGTTTTAAGATTTGCCCATTGTGCTTAAAACTGTATTTCCCTGCGTTGTTAGCTGCCAACTTGACGGTAAGCGCTGCGGTGTCTTGCACTGCTTGCATGTTTACTTTGGCTAGGTTTTGGCTGGCTTTTACTTTTACTACTACGTGCTCAAAACCCACTGAGGTAAACCCGCCTACCCGTTTAGGGTTACGGGTGGCGTATTGCATACGGGCGTAAAAGTCGTCTACGCCTAAGTACTCGCCTACGTCACTACGAATGGCTGCATTTGCTTTAGAACCTGCGCTCATTTCGTTACTTTTTACAAACAGGGTTTTAGTTTGCTTGGCGTCTAAAAAGCTGTTTAAGCCGCTAAGTACTTCGCTATCGAGCATTGCTAGTAATGGGTCGAGCTTTAGCGCGGTGACGTTTTTAGCGGTGCTGTAAGCCGATGGTACAATGCGGCTTGCTTGATAATCTGCTACGCGCTGTTTAAGCGGTGGCTTGTCAGCCACTTGTTTTTTAGCCTGGCTTGTTAGCTGGGCTGTATTTTTTGGGGTGTAGTCAAAACCCGGATCAATCCCGCGTGGTAGTTCAAATTCTTCGCCTGTTTTTTTATTTGTCCAGGTGTAATTACCATTATCGGGGGCTGTGCCTACGGTTAGGCCACGGCGCTTAAGCTCACGTTCGCTTAGGCTAAACTTTTTACATTTACAGCCCCAGCCGTTTTGTGGGCTGTGGGTGTCCCACCATGGATCATCTACCGGTAATACTAGGTTATTCCATTTTAAATGCAGTACGCGCGGGCTTTCGCTATCGCCGTGCTTGTATAGTGCATAAGGGCGGCTTGCTTTAAGTGCTTGTATTTGCCCCTCACGCCCTGCGTTGTAGGCTTGCCGTATATTGGTTTCGTATATTAACTGGCTACGCCATGCACTCTGGCCGTTATGCTCCCAACCGTAACGCGCTTTAATATTATCAAACTCTTTTTGAAACCAGCCCAGGCTTTTACCTTCACTTATAGCTTTGTCTACTGAGGTGTAAAAGTCGTTAAGCATGTCGGCTTTGGTTACGCCTGCAACCATAAACGCGCGGTTATGAGCGTTTTGCCATACATCATCCCAGCCAGAGCTTGGGGTATTTAGTTTTTGCCGAAAAAAGTTAATGCCATCATCAAATGGTAACGAGCCGTATCTAACAGCCATTCAACGGCCCTCATCCACTTCTAGCGCGCCCAGTAACTCACTGGCTGCCATAGCCTTTGCCATTAGCTCAGTAAAGCCCTCTGTGCTTATTTGTGGCTCTAATTCAAGTATGCCGTCGCGTATTTCTTCTAGGCTACTGGCATTTTTAATCAGCTCGGTTACAGCGTCGCTCATGCTGTTTAAGTGGGTTTGTGCTTGAGTGGCCAGCTGCTCGGCTACTAAATCGGCGTTGTCTTTTTGCGGTTCATTTTTAAGCGCAGCAAAGCCTTTAAGTGCTGTGGATGGCTCTGTTATTGCTGCTACTGGAGTTAAGCTTAATATCGCCTCGCCCTTTTCAGGTAATGGTATTTGGGTTTTTTCGCTTACCCATTTAGCCGGTATTGGGTAGTTAACTTCGGTAAGTATTTTAAGTGCTGGCGCTAATAATGCGATGTCGTCGGGTTCGCTGGTATCAAACTTAAAGCGTGGAATGCGGCGCGTGCCTGAATAGCTTTTAGAGTTAAGCGCGTGCATTGGGTAGATAATATCGCGCGTAATGGTGTTAGCTACTTGTTTTAAATCGCTTTCTGTTATGTCGTTTAGTACGTCCATATGCACGTTACCAAGGGCGTTAGTGCTGGTTTTACCATCGGCTTGGCTGGTGAGCGTTGCGCCTAATACGGCTTTACTTTGGGTGGTTTCACACCACTTGATCATGGCTTCAAACGGGTCTGATTGCCCATTAGCGGCATTTTGAAATTCAATCTCCATACCCTTTGGGATAATACCCCCTGCGTTATGACCGATGCTAAGCACGGCACGTAACAAAGTGGCTTTTTCATCATCACTTGCGCCATTGGGGTATTTACCTAAACGAAGCGGTAAGCCGTAAATCTCTAGGAACTCTGCAAGGTCACGTATTGAATAGTTTTTAAATAAGTAAGGCCATGCCACCGTTGAGGTTAAACCGGTGCGGTGTATGTAACCCGATTTACTACGGTGAACATGGGCACACCAACCAAACGAGTTGAGTGCTTGGCCTGTGTAGCTGTTGTCGCGCAGCATAAGCTGGTTGCGGTTGTCGGGGTGGGTTTTAAATAGGTTTTGGTCGCGAAATTCATAGCCTGATACTAGGTACATTCCGTCGTCAAATTGCCAAGTAAGCTCATTCGCTGAGAACGATTTTAGTATTGCGTCGCTACAATCAAAAAGCAGGTCGTCTAGCCATGTGGCATCCTCTAATATTTCTTGAATTGCTGCGGCGTCTTTTTCCTCTTGTGGAGTCGCGTTGCGCGGCGGCTCTACTGACCAATCGTATTTAAGCCAACCTCTGCGCCGCTTGGTTAGTTCGCTAAATAGGTGGCCGTCTTTGTCTTCCATGTCTTTGGCTAGGTCGGCCATGGCTGCTAAGTTTCCAGCTTCTGAGTCTTTTAATAGTTGCGATAACTTAGCAGGGGTAAGCGCTTCACTTGGGTGTTCAGCAAATTGACGCATTAGCATGCCAATGCGGCTATCCTGATCGGTTTGTACTTGCTTAAAGTCGGTTGATTTAATTGGGTTGCCGTGAATATCTACTATTTTGTTCATGGGTTTACTCTAACTTTAATGATGGGCTTAATGCTTAGCACGTATATATCAAGCGTTAAGGTGTGTTGGTGGGCCTTGGCTAAACTGGCGGCGGTTATGTCTAATTGCTGTACTTGGGCGGTGAATATCTCTTGATAAAAAATCCTAAATCGCCGCGCTACCATGCTGCTTTACGATCGCTTGCTAGGTCGTCACTGTGATCGGGGCGTAAGCTGTTAGCACTTTGCTGGGCTTTGCTTGGTAGTGGCGTAAATTCGATGGCGCTGCCGTCCATTTCAGCGGCACGTATTAGCATAGCGATTGATACGGCGCTATCTCCGTGGCGCTTGTTGCCATCGGTGCCCGTATTTTTACCTTTATCTACCTGAGCAATACCATTTTTAAGTTTGATTTGGCCTAGGTCGTCTAGTACGTCCTGATCTTTTGGTAGCGTTATATTATCGGTTTCAAAATAATCTTTTAGTTTTGGCATCCACTCGCGATACCAAGCTTGTGATAAATGCACGCTATCTACTAGCTCGGTGCCGTATTTAAGGCTTGCGGCTTCGGCTAAGTAACCCCCGTTACCAGTGGCATCAAACGCTAGGCCGCGCAGTTTTGGTAAACGGGCACAAATATACAGCATGATTTGCTTTTGCTGCTCGTAGGTTACATTGCGCAGCTCAACCATAAAGGGCACGGTTAGGCTGGTGTCTTGGTTTATTTCACCAATACTGAATACCGACAGATCGCCTTTACGGGCAAAATCTTCACCAAAAGCGTGAGTTAGATCAGGATTTAACCTACTTATAAGCTCGTCTATATTTTGTTCGCACCAAGTGGCTACGTCTTTTACGCGCTGCTCTTCGGTCCAGCTTTCAAAATCAGTAGGGGCTGTGTAGCGCAGTACTTTGCACTCATCGCTTAGGGCACGTTCACGCAAGCGGCGGCTTAAGTATTGCCCTGCGCCTTGGCTTGGTACGCAGTAAAGCTCTTCGTTTGCGGCATCGGCTGTGGGGTAAAAATCAACTTGATTAGTAAGCCATTCGTCTTCTTTGGCTTGCGTCCACGTTTGCCCACTCACTAAACAAATACGTTTATATAGGCCGTGTTTTAGCGCTTTATCAATCGGAATATGATGCACTGAATACTTTTTAGTACCCCGTCTGGCTTGGATTATTAGCGTGTTAAATAGGTTATCTACGCCGTTATGGGTCGAAATAATACGTACTCGCCCGCCCCACATGGTCAATGCCATGGCGGCTTTTAGTACTTCGTCTAGCTTGTCATGGAATGCCGCTTCGTCTATTACTACGTTGCCTTGGCGGCCTCGCAAGTTACGCGGGTTAGAGCTTAGCGCTACTATTTTTTTACCGGTGCTAGGGAATTTAATTTCAAAGGTATTGATTGAGCGCTTTGTGCCGTCTGGGTCTTTTTCTTCAAATATGCCCTCTTCGACTTCGCCCATAACCATATTGAGCTTTTGCGCCCAAAATGCACAGGCGTCTATAAACTCCTTAGCCATTTCTTTATCTGAGCCAAGGTAATAGGTGTTTTGCGCGCCTTTACTGGCACAAGCACTTAGTACGTCGTCGAGCGCTTCGGCAAAGGTTAGCCCTGTACGGCGTGACTTTTCGGCAATTTTTATTATTGCTTTATCTTCCATCCATGCTTTTTGATAACCAAAAAGTATGTCGGTGCCCATGGCAACCGCTAACGAACCTGCCACTTTACTAAGCGGTAGCTCGTTGGTTTGGGTAACGCTTTGCGCTGTGCTAGTCATGCTTTAGCCCTAAAATATCGCGTTTGAAAAAGGCCAGCATGTCGTCTGCGGTTTGCGGTAAGTTTTCGTTTTTAACCTTTTGGTCTAGGTCTTTGGCGAGCTTTTGCGCGTAGGCTTTTTCTATTTCTTGCTGGCGTTTGTGTGCCGCCATGGCAGTTTGCTCTAGGCGCTGGGCTGCTAGCATGGCGTCTTTTATGGTGTCTATGTCTACCGCTGCGTCGTCGTCGGGGTTCATCATTTGTTGCTGCATAGCCCGAAACAACTGAGAACGGCCCATTTCTAAAATAAGCTTGGTGGTGTCCCCCGTTGGCTTATCGCCAAGCTCTGCGGTAAGCGCTTTAGTTGACTCGCGCAGGTCCCGCAGCTTTTGACCTATGGCTTCTGTTTTTTGTGCATGGCGGCTTAGGCCACTGCGGCTAATGGTTGCGCCGTCGTCTAAGCCCGATTCAATAATAAGGCTGTTTACGGCGTCGAGTATTTCGCCCTGGCTAAAGCGTTTATCGCGGAGCATTGAGTCAAGCTGCTTTTTAATGTCTTCGGGTAGCAGGTCTACTTTGCTGGGCTGGCCTCTTCGGATTGAGTCGCTCATGGTTTAACCTCGTGGCCCTGGACGTTTAATGCCAGGAACAACACTAATGCCATCGGCTACGTCTATGCCCGATTGCGTAATGCGGGCTACCCACGTGTTAGCACTGAGTTTATCGAGTGTTATATAGCCGTTTTGCTCTAACCAATTGAGTAAGGTTTTAAGCTGATCGCGACTGCAACCTAGTGCATAGCGCTGTAGTACATCGGCTAGCATGCTGGTGTTAGCGCCAAAATCGGCGGATTCTTTAAGCGTTATTAATATGCTAATTCGTTGGTGCTCGGCTTGGACTTCTAAAAATGCCATGGTGTTTTTTCCTATGGGTGGGGCTTAAGGGCTGGCACGGTTTCTTCTACTGGTTCGCCGCATTTCATGCATCGATACAGCGTGTAATCGGTTATGCCTGTATTAAAATCGTCGGTGGTGACAACCTGAGCGGGTATGTTTTTATAACAAGCCTCGGTTTTATCCGACTTTGTAAGTACCGTGATTTTTACGCCGCATTGGCACTTGTCGTTAACTATCGCCACTACGCGTACCTCTAAGTTCGTTTTCCATTAATAAGTCGGTTAACCGTTTTAGGTCGGTGAGCTGTGGATTTAGGCCATCAATTTTGCCGCTAACTTCTATTAGGCGTTTATCAAGGTCGTGTAGGTCGTCGGCATTGGGCAGGTCTTCTACTGTTTTTTCTACGGCGCTTAAACGGCTTTCTAACACCTCATGCACCTTTTTGGTCACAAAAGTGCTGCGTAACCATGCCAGTGCGCCAGCGCCAACTATGGCTAAACAAACGGTTATAAATGCCTTTTGCCACTCCAAAATAAATTCCATGCTAATGCCTGTAATGCTGTTGTTGTATTTCAATGAGTGATTGGCAATCAACACAGGTGCTACAGTTTTTAACTGCTTCACGGCGCTGTTTTGGTATATCAATGCCGCACTCTTGGCAGTGCATAAACTCTGCACCTGGTTTGTTTGATTTTTCTCGTTGAATGGATAGCGCGGCATCTAGTAGGTGTTGCTCTATTTTTTGTGCGTCGTCGAGTTTACTCAATTTGGCTTCCTTACTTTTTCAATTACGTTCTTAATGCTTTGCTTTACGCCTGGTGCTGCTTTTTCGACGGTGCGGCCAATAACGTAGCCACCTATGCCTAGTTGGAGTAAATCCCATGCCTGCGCTGATAAGCGAAAAGCCAACCAACCAAATGAGTCAAAGCACACCAACACTAAAAATGTAAGCATGGTGATTGGCCGCCAATTGCGTTGTAACCAGCTTTCACCTTTGGCCTCTGCGGTAATAATTTGCGATTGAGCCTCTAGCACTTTGCCTTGTAGCTCGACAATTTTGCCCTCAAGCTCTAACACTTGGCTTTGTGCTGCGTTTTCAATGCGTTTAAGTTCGTTGGTAACAGCTTGGCGCTCTTCGTCGCTAGTAAACAGATCATCAATTAAATTAGTGATCGGCTCGACCACGTTAAACCAGTTTTTAATTGCCATTGTCATCCTCCTTATAAAGCCTGTGCTGGCGCTTGTGCTCTTTTTTAATTGCGTCTTGCAACGCTTGCCACACCTGTTTAGCTTTGGGATTGCTGTCTAACATTTTGTTGGTAAATGATTCGGGGTGTTGTGAGTCGTATTTTTTACCTGTTGCCTCTTCGTAGCTTGGCTTTACTACATGCTGCTCTATTTCGCTAAACACTAAGGTAAGCGCCAGCTCTTTAATTGCGGTTTTTTGTGCTGTAGTGAGTGGTTTTACTCTAGCGGCCATTGGATTCTCCAAAGCGTTTTTTAAGCGCTACGCGGGCTTTTTTGTAACTTTGCTGACCATCTACACGCAGCTGAATATCTACAGCCCGAACAGATTGCCAGCCATTGTTAAAGTGGCTTTGCATGGTGCCGCAGTGGCTATGCATTGGTATTTTGCGGGGGTCGAATGGCATGTTGTGCATGCGCGCATCTACTTCTTGCTCCATGCGTTTTTCGCGGCCTTTTTGATATGACCAATCCCAATTTTTACCCATTAGGCCACCTCGTTATGCTGGTTCACTGCAAATTCGGTTACATGGGCTAGGCGGTTATACCAGCCCTCTAAGTTTGGTTTTTGGCGGATATCGTTTGCACAAATACGGGCGTACTTGCGACCACGGTTTACGCTAAGCAGTACAATGAGGCTAAGGAATGGGCGCTCTAAAATGGCGGCTAGAGTTTTTGGCCCCATGCGGCCATCAGGCTTTGAGTTAACTAGGCGCTGGATTAATTGGGTCATGGCAGGTGAGCCGTGCTGTACTGCGCCATCGAGCAGCATAAAATCAACACCTGCGGGGACTTGCTCGCAGTACATAGCACGCCAGTAGTCACGGTGATAAAGGCGTACAGCATGGGCAAGGGTTAGATTTCTAATATCTAGGTTTGGGTATGCGCGCTGGCTAATGCCGTATTTTGTAAGGCCACCACGGTCTGATGCTACGTTGTTTAACCCGCCATCACCGCGCAAGCCCCCCTCTAAATACAAGATAGGTAATATACACTGGGCAAATTTAAGCGAGTACGGGGCAAACGTCGCTTGTATTTTGGGA